CACCTCTCTATATTAGTAGTGGTTATCGCTGCATTGAGCTTAACAATATACTCAAGTCTAAACCCACATCTGCTCATGTCAAAGGGTTGGCTGCAGACTTCAGACCTAGTGGCGACCATAATATTAATAGTGCTGTCGCTGCCATTGTTGATAGTGATATTTGCTATGACCAAGTTATTAATGAGTATAATCAATGGGTTCATATATCTTTCGCAGAGAGTGGTGAAACTCCTAGAAAACAAGCGTTAATTATTAATAAAAATGGAACATTTTTGTATAGTTAATGTATACTAAAGTATGAAGATACTGCTAATTGACATTGAAACGTCCCCAAATAGTGCGTACTGTTTTGGGACATATGATCAAAACATAGGTATAAACCAATTAATTGAAACAAGTTACACTATGTGTTGGGCAGCTAAGTGGCTTGGCAAAAAAGAAGTTATGTTTGATTCTATTATGGAAAACACTCATAAAAATATGATCAAGCAAATACATAAACTTCTAGATGAGTGTGATGCAGTTATTCATTATAATGGCAGTAAGTTTGATATACCTACACTCAATAAAGAATTTTTATTACATGGGATGAACCCACCATCACCATACAAAGAAATAGATTTATTAAGAACTTCTAGATCAAAATTTAGATTCCCTAGTAACAAGTTAGATTATGTTGCACAAGCACTCGGAGTAGGACAAAAAACTCATCATGAAGGTTTTGAGTTATGGGTTAAATGTATGGCTAAAGATAAGTCTGCATGGAAAATTATGAAAAAATATAACAAGAATGATGTTGTTATATTAGAAAAAGTTTATGAAAAAATGTTAGGATGGATTAAGCCACATCCGAATCATAATGAATACACACTGGAAAGAGTATGCCCTAGTTGTGGTAAACATAATTTGCATAAGAGGGGAACAGTTTGCAATACAAAATACGTTTTTCAGCGTTACCAATGTCAAAACTGCGGAAGATGGTCAAGGAGCAACAAAGCGCAACAGGTCAAAAATTCAGGCTCAAATATCAGCATTTAAAGGGGAAAATTATGGACATTCAAGAAATTGCCGAACACATAACAGGCAAAATGATTGAAGCTGTAGATGTTGTTTTTGGGGAAGATACAATGGTAATTTATTTTGATGATGGATCAGATGTTGAGCTGATTGTAGATTCTATTTATTGTAACAGACCTGATTTAGATGATTAAAGATATAATTTATGGAGTTAGTTTAGTTTTATTTTCTCTTTTTTGTTTATACTTCTTTTGTTTAATATTAATTCTTAAATCAAATCAAGTTGTTTACCATATTTAAATAAATCTTCTTTTTTTATTAAAAAGGCTTTTTTAGATACACTATCACCTTTGCCAACAAACTCTACATAAGTTAATTTAGCCATAAATATTGCATAGTAAATGTATTTTTTTTCTATGCATATAAATTCATTGCCATCATAAAAAACCCAAATGTCTGCTTCGCTTGTAAGTAAAGCAGATGGCTTATTATACATTTCAATTTCAATAACAATATTACCAGTATATTTACTTTTACCATCATACTTAACCTCAACACCTTTTTGTATTTCTGGTATCCAAATATCATATCCTTTGTACTTATTAATAATACTTGCAGAAGAATATTTCTTTCTAATAATATCTAAGACTTGTGTTTCTATTTTTAAACCAATAGATAAATCTTCTTGAAATGTATTTTCTTTAGTCATCATACATTAAATATGTTTCTATCCATCATATTCCCCTTTATGTGCTATGCGTGTGGTCTGCTCATTCATAATTTGATAGTTTAACTTATTACCGTTAGGGGTAAAAGTTATGCTATATCTTTTATGCCAACCATCATCAATAATATTAAAATAATCAACCTGAATCTTTCTCTTTTTTGTCATTTTTACAATATCCTTTAGAATTCATAACACCAAAACCTGATACCATGCCACAATACCATTTTTTGTCTAAATCAAAAAACATAGCAGGTTGCCCACACTTGTGGCACAGAAAAGGTTTGATTCCAATATTTAAAGTTTTAGTTTTCATCTACTAAGGCATCCTCTATCCACTCATCTTCTTTAATCTTTGCCTCTAATACTGCTAGTTCAGATTTGTGAAATTCAACCATAGCTTCTATATACCAATTAGCTTTTTTAAGATCTTCAATCTTGTCCATAATTTTGTCAGACTTTAGCCCTTCTCGGCTTATGTATTTAATAGCGTTACCCTTTAAATACCCATAATACTCTTCTCTTTGCATTTTAGCTCGGATGTATTCTATTGTTTCAATACCCCCGTGCTTATAATGATCAGGGTTTATTTTGTCACTCATGCTGCCTCCTTACAATTAGCCAATCTATCTATATAATTTGGTTGATAATATTTATATTTTTCGTTCATAAGTGTATTTGTTTTATAAAATCTCCAATCTTTCATATCTTTTATGTGAACTAACTTGCTGTTAGTTTCGCTTCCATCAATAAAACTAAATAGCTGGCAAATGTAATATTCGTCAGTTACTTTTCCCTCAACACACCCTTGATTTTCTATTTCTAATTGATTAGTTTCATTGTCATATTTATAAGTGTGAAAATACTGTCCAACTAATTTTTGTACTTTAAAATTATTCATTTTTTTATCTCCTTTATTAATGGCTCATCACGACTGTCAAAACAATCATCACGAGTTTTAACGAAAACAAAACTATCAGGCGTTGCACTTTTAAATAGTTTTCCTTTTTTACATTCATAATTATGTTTATCAGTATTAATAAAAACATAACCATAAAAACACATACTTAATATTATTACTGTATAGCTTCCTATTGCAATAATACATTTCATAAGTAAATTCCTTTTTTAATACATTTCATTAGGTCTCACTCATACAAATACTCTTTACCAATACACTAAATTTTTGTACAATTTAGCTACACTTCAAGTTGGACTTGTGCTTACTCTCCAACGATTTAGTGAATCAACTTATGAAAGGAGATACACTATGTGGACAACACCATCAGCAACTGAGATGCGTTTTGGCTTTGAAGTTACAATGTATGTAATGAATAAGTAATTAAAGAAAAGGGGAACTTATCGTTCCCCTTTTTTCTTTGCTTTCTTCAACTTCTTCATAAGCTCTAACCACCCTTCATGTGAAAAAGCATCAGGCTCTGTTTGTACTAACTCTAACAAAACCTTATCTCCTGCTTTAATATACTTTTTCTGTTCCTGTGGCGACAATAAATCCCAAGAGTCACCATTTTCAGAACCACTAGCAGCGGCTTTTAATTTTGCTTGTGCTTGTTTACTAAACATAATTTCTCCTAAAAAGGTATATCATCTTCCATCTTATCTATATCATTAGACGGTTTAGATTTATTGTTAGTTTCATTATCAGGTTTAAACAAGGAAACCATAACATTATCATTGTCTCCACGATTAAACCCTGCTAAATTAATATGTGGCTCCAGTAAAGCAAAAGCCCCACCATCGTCTGTTGCCATAACCACACCAATATTGACGTACCTGTTTTTAGACTCGCCACTTGCATTGGTGTAAACTCCAGACTTTACAGCCATATTATATAATTTCTTAGCCATGTTACTGCACTCCTTTATTTAAAAATTTTACTGTGTCATCTACTTCTACCAAAAACTTCTTGACTTCAGTTTCTAACATATTAATGATATTGTCATCTCTGTCAACCCTTTTTACAAACATTTTTAAATGTTCTGGGAACACAGGACAATAACTTACATAATCAACCCATTTCCTGCCTGTACAAGCCAACTGCCATTGCATTTGGTTAATGTATTGGCTGGGCACTTGTTGGCTTATAAGCGTTTCAGTATGGTTATGCGGTAATCTGCATTTGACTTCAATTAAACCGTCTTCCCCACCTGTAAGCCCGTCAGGACTTGCACCTGACATTTCAATAGTAGGATGTGTATAAAAACCACACTCCTCTACTAAATCTCTTTGAAAGATGTAAAAGTTTCTAGCTTCATCTTCCGTATCTATTCCATGTTGCATTGCATCATTTACAAATGTTTTAGTAGGTAAGCCCGTAAGTCTTTCAGTTACTAATTGCGTTCTGTAACCTCTTCGACTTGCAGACTCACCTCCACTTTTAATTGTTGCAATAACATCGTTTAAACGACTTGCTGTTACTTTGCCTAGTCTTGCTTGAAACCACTCATCACTTCTCTGTTCCATCATTATTCTCCCTAAGTTTTCTAATAAATTCTTCACACTCTTTTCTATCTTCCACAGACATACGGTTATACAAAGCTCTTGCTCCAGTAATACCTTGCTCTGCATGTGTTTTTTCTATAAGCTCTAAAGGAGAGCCTAATGGTATATCTTCGTTCTGATAAACATATAAACCAATACCTTGAAGAGCAATGGCTTTGGCAAGACAGCGTTGCATAGCTGTATTTATCTGCATTGAGTCGGGAGATTTTATCGCTTGATTGCGAAAGTTCAATACAGGTAAATGAGCTGTCATTGTCTTACCGAAAGCCGTTACACTACAAAACACCATAAAGGTGTCGTTGTAATTAACAGGTTCACGATACTCCCATGTCGCTGATGGGTCATGTTGCAGCAAAACATCTACTGCGTGTGCCCAACTTAAATAATTAAACCCGTTTTTTGATTCTATGTGTTGCGATACATCAATCTTGCGTAATTCATTATATTTACTCATAATTCTCCCCATTATTAAGTAATCTATTTTTGTTATAAAATTGTAAGTCAGCTACTTCTCTAGCCTTTACAATCTTATCTTGTTTATCTAATTCTTTGTTTAAATTATCTAAATCATTTGTTATTTTTGTTAATTCAAAAATAATATAATCTATTTTGTCATTTAATGCACTCATAATAATCTCCTAAAAATATATGACAATCTAATATTAACCCTAATTAAAACATTTGTCTAATTTGTTTTACTTATCACGTCTTTTAATGTTTAAACGCTTTACAGCAGAATCCCAATTGTTCGATTTAAAAATTCTGCCATCTTTTGCTTTTACTCTATACGCTATTTCTTTACCAAAAACTTCTTTAATACTTTTCACAAAATCATTCATTGTTGTCATGGTCTTTCCTTATATCGTAATGACTTTTTGTCATACCAAAAATTAATTATTGCTTCACTATTCTCCCCAATATAATTTCTTTGTTTCTGAATACAAAGTTTAGCATCAGGAATAATACGCATCTCCTCATCAGTCAACTCATTGTTTGCCATACGTCTTTCTTTATGCTTGTTACGCCATATAGCAACAACATTATCTGATAAATTACGGATGTGTGAAGAGCCCAAAATATGATTCGCTTCAGGAACATCAAAATCCTCTGATAACTTTTTTGTATGGCAGACTAAGAAAATGTGCACACCTAAATCTCTCGCCATTACAGCTAACCTGTCTACAAAGTTCTTTTGCTTATCATAATTATCTTCATTAATATCAGACATCTTCATCAAACTGTCTATAACAAAAACGTCAATACCTAGTACGTGTTTTCCATAAGATACAACTGCTTCCATATCATATGATGTGGTCGTTCCCTCTTGGTCATAAATAAATAACTTTTCATTTGCCCTGTCTAGAATTTCATGCATATAACTTTCTGTGGGCTCACACGTTTTTGCTGTCTGTGTTACAAATCTATGCAAGGTAAGTACAGGTCGCATTTCAAGCGAGGCTATCATTACCTTTTTAGTGCCTAATAAATACATAGTCACCTGTGATAACCACATTGTTTTGCCGCTACCTGATACCCCTTGCACAATCGTAAG